GCAGGGCGTGCAGGTGGATCTTCTCGGGATGCAGCACCACGAAGTCGTCCATGTAGCGCAGATAAAACGTCTCGCGCCGGCGGCATTTTACGAACTGATCGAGCTGGTCAAGGTAGACATTGGCGAACAGCTGGCTGGTCAGGTTGCCGATCGGAAGCCCTTTGCCGGGGCAGCCTTCCTCGTGGTAGCTGTCGATGATGTCGCAAAGCAGCGCAATGATCCTGGCGTCAGCGATCTTCCTGCTCAGCAGCGTCTTGAGAATTCCGTGGTCGATGCTGGCGAAGTACTTGCTGATGTCGGCCTTGAGCGCGTAAAGAGTGCCGTGCCGGCGCAGGCACTCTCGCATCATCGCCTGCGCTCGCAGCGCCCCAGCATGGGTTCCCTTCCCTGGGCGGCAGGCGTAGCTGTCATGGATGAACCTGGCCTCGTAGATCGGCTCGATCACGGCATGCAATGCATGCTGAACAACGCGATCACGGAAGTCGCTCAGCGCTGCAACACGACGGCGCTTCGGCTCGAGAACCTCGAAGTAGCGGTATGGGCCAGTGCGATATTCACCCCAAATCAACTCGTTCTGCAGCTGGATCAGGTTGCCCTCCAGGTCGCGCTCGAAAGTTCGGCAAGGGCGCGAGCGGCGCTTACCTTTACGCGCGCGCAGGTAAGCAGCGTGCAGCGCGTCGAAGCTGATGACCTGCTCGAGCAGCATGCCAATGGTCTTCGCCATCACTCTTCCTCAATTGTATTTTGGTCGCGCAGGCTTCCCCGTAGGTACCGCGCGCGCGACGCATGATGGTTTTTCGCCGTGAGGCGAGGATCTGGCATCCTTTCGATCGGGCGCTGACGGCATAGCCTTGGCTGTGCCGCTTCTGGCCCGCGGAAGTGATCGGAAGCGGGACGGAACCCGATGTTGCTGTTCGCATTCGCGCGCGAGTTGTTGAGGTTGAGCGCGGCCAGGCCGCAGTTGCCCAGGTTGTTCCAATTGCCGCCGCGAAGCGGGAAGCGCGTCATGTGTGACGCCAGACCCTTGTTGCTCATGAGTGGGCGCGCGCCCAGCTCAGCCAGCCGCCAACCATGCGGCCGACCTCAGCCAGGTGCCTGGCCCAGATTTCGTACTGGCGGAACGGCAAATAGCCCAGCTCTCGCGACAGGCGGACCAGCGAGCGCAGCAGATCCAGCTCGGAGTCAAGATCCTGCATGGTGGTTTTCTTGTGGTACCGACGATTGACGATGATCACCAATCGCAGCAGGCGGAACATGCTCTGGCGAATCTCCGCCGAAAGCACGTGCTTTTCGGCTTTTGGGAAATTGCGCAATGGCGCGTAGGCCCAAGTGATCATTTCCTCGACTTTCAGCCGAATCTGCAGATCGTTTGTCTGCGTCATTTCAATTCCTTATGGCCCGGCTATCGCCGGGCTCTACAGATGCCAGGGGTGCAGATTCTCAGAGCGCAAAAGCGGGACGGAACCCGATGACGCTGTTCGCATACGCGCGCGAGCTGCGGAGGTGGAGCGCGGCCAGGCCGCAGTTGCCCAGGTCGCTCCAACCGCCGCCGCGAAGCGGGAAGCGCGTCCCATAGGAGCGCGCCCAGACCGCCCCTGCGGGGGAAATCCCAGCCGGAGCGATCAGCGCCTGCTTCGCAGAAAGTGGCGCCGAACCCGTGATAGGCGTTGCTGACCAGGCGCCTCTAAAGTCGCTGAACCCATCGTTGCCGTCGTATCCGATCGCCCCGTTGCGCACAACGCCACCCGAAGTCGTGACCAGGCTGACTGACCCGTTACCGGTCGTGCTTGACCCTGAAAACCAAAGATTGAGCGCAGGCCAGGATGCCTCTGCCAGGTTGAAGTTGTTGTCGGCAGGCATGTGCACTCGCCCGTCCTTGATGCACATGCCGTCCACCCAGTCCCACACATTGCCAACTAGGTCGTGGATGCCTGTCGGAGTGCCATCGTGCGCCCATGTGGCAGGTCCTGAGCCTGCGAGGGTGCTGGCTGTGCCCTCTGTATTGCCCGGCGATCCGGCATCTGTCCTGCGCCCGGTTTCCCAGCGCTTCTCGTGATGCCGACCATATTCCGTATTGCCGCGCGGCTGGAAGCCGTTGGCCATGCACCACAGGGCGATTGCAGCCCACTCCCAGTTGGAGAAAAGGTGCCAGCCAGCGCCGTTAGCCGCGCAAGCGGCCCTGGCAGAGTCGAGATTGATGTCGATTTTCGGAGTCAGGCCGGGGCGCGATACGGCCTCGCCGTCGACAACTTGCGCGTGATAGGCCCCGATGAAAAGCTCAGACTTGGCCACACCATTGACTAGGAAGGCAGGGTGCGTACCGCTGCCCAGCTCAAGGCCGGGGGCCACGTCTTCAAGGTTGAAGCGTGGCAGCACGTGCATGTAACTCGGCTGTTTCTTGGCCGTGTAGAGCACCGTCATGCGTCCGCCGCTGGCAGACTCTACTGACTGCCTCAGGTGGTCAACGATGAAGATCGCCGGCGACTTTTCCGCCAGGTCCGTGCGCACCTTGTCAGTCGCTGCCTTGACGCCAGCCGGCGTGGCGGCCTTGGCGCCGCCGGCACCGGCGACTGCCTCCTCCGGGGCTGCCAGCCGAACGTGACCGGAAACGGTTTCGCTGGAGGCAACGGCGGCATGCACGGTGATCAGATTGTCGGCATAGGCCCGGGTGGCCAGCACCACGCTCGGGTCGATCTTCAGCTGCACCGCTGCCGTACTGCTGACGATCAGCACCATGCGCAGCACCTGGGTGCGGCCGGAGCCCTCGGCCATCTGCGGCTTGTAGCTTGGCGGGCAGTTGCTGACGGCGATAAGGTCGCCGGCGGCGTCGTAGAGGCCCATCTCGCGGATCCACCAGCCGCCGGTGGTCTCGGGGATGACCAGCTCGGCGATGACCTGGCTGGCGTTGGCCGGATCTGTCTGCAGGGTGTTGAGGTCGGCGCGGTACTGCTCGCCGATCAGGGCGGTCTGGGTGCGATCCGGGGTCGGCAGGTTGCCGCCGCCGTCGCCGACGGCCATGCGGCTGATCTGCAGCTGGGTGCCGAGCGCCGCAGCGTTGGCCAGCTTGGCCTCGCCCACGGCGGTCAGGATGGCGTAGTAGGTCTGGCTCATGGGTATACGCTCAGGGTGTCGATGGAGTGCTCGGCGCCGCCGAACAGCAGCGCCTGGCTGCCAACTTCGATGGGTCCGGGTGCGTAGGGGTAGACGGTGAGGGTTTCGCCGTCCTGGGCGCTGACGCCCAGGTAGGTGGTACCGCGGGTTTCCAGGTCGACGGCCAGGCCGATCAGGTGGCGGCTGAGCGGCTTGGCGTCGTCGACCAGGCGCTCGAGCTCCTGGTACATGGCATCGGTGATGCCGCTGTCGAGCACGCCGACCTTGATGGCGAAGGTGCCCGGCGTGCCGGCCGGCTCCAGCTCCCACCACTCGATGACCTCGAGCAGGTAGCCGAGCGGCTCGACCACCCGGCGCAGGGCGCCGATGGTGCCCTTGTGGGCGTGGACGAAGTAGGCGGCCTTGATGGCGCGGCGCTTGGCGGCTTCCGGCCAGGCGCTGGACCAGCGGTCGACCGAGTAGGCCCAGGCCAGGTAGGGCAGCAGGTCGACCGGGCAGTGGTCGGGGTCGAGCAGCTCGCGGATCGGTACCGGCACGCGCTCGATCTGGGCGAGCGCCTCGGCGGCCAGGCGCTCCAGGCTGGTGGCGTTGGCGGGCAGCAGCACGGCAGGCATCACGCCTCACCCGCGATGCTGACGGTGTAGCCGGTGCAGTAGGCGGCCTCGGCGCTGGTAGGGGCGATGTCGACCCAGCCGGTGAGCTCGACGCGGCGCACGCCCTCGACGTGCAGGGCAGCGTGCAGCGCGGATTCGGATACCTCGACGCCAAGGCGTCGGCGCTGGCTGACGTAGGCCGCCAGGCTGGCCTCGGCGGCGGCGCGGATCGGCTCTGCCTCTGGGCCGGTGGTGCTCAGGTGCAGCACGGCGGTGACACTGTAGGGCAGCACGCTTGCGCTCTGCACGGTGAGGCGGTCGGCTACCGGGCGGCGGTCCTC